CCCTGTGGATTGCTTTGGTGGGTAGCGTGTTGGCCCCGTCTCTGGCCCTGACTCATCTTGCCCCCAAGGACAAGTAGATGGTTGAACGTTTAACTATTAAGGGTTGGCCGGTTATCAGTTCTGGTAATGACCCTAAGTTGAAGTGGTTCACTGTCCCTGGTACGGATCGGAAGTTGCTGCTTCGTAAGGATGTTGGCCCGTATCTGGTGGCGTTCGCGTCTGAGTATCACTCCCAGATTGCCCCGATTGATGAGGGTGTGATGGATGACTGGTCGTGGTCGCCTGTCCGTAAAGGTCGGGCTAGTGTCCGAGTATCGGACCATTGTGGGGGTGTGGCTATTGACCTGAATGCTACGAAGGAAGGTTCCCAGTCTAGGTCTAACGTGTGGTGGAAGAAGCACCCGGTGAAGGCCATGAGGATGCGGGCCTTACTGAAGAAGTATCGTCTGCTGGAGTGGGGTGGGGACTATAAGAAGTTCTATGATCCGATGCACCTTGTGATCCATACTCCTGATGTGAAGTTGGTTAAGTCTGAGATGGCTAGGCTTGGTATCACCCCTACGGGTAGGTTTAAAACCCCCCAGTAGACCCCCTCTAAATGGCGATTTCAGCCACGTAGAGACGTTTTCTCCCCCTGTCCAATGATATTGGATGGGGGGAGTTTTTCGTGTCTCTAAATCCCTAAAAACATATAACCCTAAACCCCACCCAAAACCCTACTAGGTCGCTCGGCATTAGCCTCGCTCCCTGCCGGAACCCAGAAAGAGAAATGCCCCCCCTACCCCCCCAAGAAACCGGAGCCTGGGTGGGTAGAGGGAGCATCCCCTTCAGGAGTCAGGCATGTGCCGTCGCCCGTCATGGAGTTTCTGCCCCACGCTTACGCGCCCCACAAACCTACAGCGTGTCGGTTGACAACGCAACCCGCGACACGCCACAATCCCTCCATGGAAGAAAACACCAAACCGTACATCTCGCACTCCCAGTTCACGACGTGGCTGCAGTGCGGGGAGAAGTACCGTCTCACCAGGATCGTTGGGGTGGAAGAAGACCCCGCCTGGTACTTCAGTGGGGGCACCGCTGTGCACTCCGCTGCTGACGCCATCGACCACGCACTATTGGAGGCGAAATGATTATCCCTGCTGGCATGCTTGGGCCAGAAGGATTAGACCTACTTGAATACGCAGATAAAATTGCTAATCACTTTGAAACTTTGGACATTACTCTCGTTGATGTTCTTGATGCTTTAGCGGCACATTCTCTAACAATTAAACCTTCAAAAGAAAACATTGCATCAGACACTTATTTAACATTTGTTTCAGCACAAATTGATCCTTTCAATGAGTAATACGGCCTACGACGCTGGCATGGACGCCTTCAGGGCATCCATCGCTGAAGCGAAAGAAACCAACAAAGGCAAAACCTGGCGTGCAGGCGGACGTGCCACGAAACAGTACCCGAACAAGGAAGACGAATCGTGGTGGATGAGCGAGGGACCAACTATGGTCCACAACTACTACAACTGGAGGTTAGGTAACCCTAACCTTGACATTTGGCGGACCCCACAAGGGACACCCGCCATCGAACTAGGCGTCATGATCCACCTACCCGGTGACCTGACGTTACGTTCATACATTGACCGGGTATTCGTCGACAAGGCAACCGGGCAAACAATGATCGTTGACCTGAAAACAGGACAACCACCCAAGTCGGCACTCCAACTAGCCGTGTACCGTCTCGCCCTGCAGGCGCAATACGGTGAGGCACCCGACTATGGTTCCTACTGGATGGCACGTAGTGGGACATTGGACGCGGTGCATGACCTACGCCAGTACCCACTGGACATGGTGCAGCGTTGGCTGCGGGACGTGAAACGTGGCATTGATGCGAAAATTTTCGTGCCGAACGTGACGAACCTGTGTGCCTCTTGTGGTGTGCAAAAGTTCTGCTATGCTTTCGGGCACAAGGAATACCAACCCGATTTCGGGGATGATTTGATTGGAGAAGAATAATGGCTGCATCACCTGAAGGGACAAAGGTTCAGGCCAATTTCAAGATTGGCAACGACCTGTTCAACGTGTACGCGAACTCCATGAGCGAGTTCGTTGACCTACTGGGGGAACTGGAAGAGTCCGGTATCCCAGCGATTCACGATGTGCAAACGAAGTTGGCTGGTGCCCGTGCGGTAGCGGCTGCTGTGGCTGCACCTGCAGCAGCACCATCGGGACCACCTGCCTCGTTCACGAGTGCGGCAGTCAAGCAGTGCGTGCACGGTGACATGGTTGCCCGTACCGGGTCAGGTTCCAAGGGTCCGTGGCGTGGCTGGTTCTGCCCCACACCGAAGGGCACAGCGGACCAGTGCAGCGCCATCTTCATCAACCGTGGAACACCCGAGTGGAATGCGTTCCCGGCATGACCGAATACACCGTAAACATTCAAGTCAAAATCGACAACCTGCAAGACTACGCTGAACTACTCTCATGGGTCATGTCCCGTGGAGAGTTCATGTCTTCCCGTATCAGTGTCCGCCCCTCATGGCTTGACGAGGTGTAGACAGTGAGGTCACTTGACCGTGCAGTGAGGTCCATCAACCGTGAGGCGATGGTCATACCTATGCCGTTCAAGTCGTGGTCCGATGGCAACATCTCCATTCGCCGTGGTGAGGTCAGCATGATTGCTGGCCCACCCGGTGCGGGAAAATCCACCGCTGCTTTGGCGATAGCGGTGAAGGCGAAAGTTCCCACCCTGTATGCGAGTGCTGATTCGCACGAGTCCACTATGGCTATTCGTTCACTGTCAATGGTGACAGGTATCCAGCAGGCTGAGGTTGAGGAACGCATGGCTTCTGACCCGCTGTGGGCTAGTGACATTTTGAAGGATTCCATCGGTCACATCAGGTGGATGTTTGATGCGTCCCCCACACTGGCTGACCTGGAGGACGAAATCAACGTGTACCGGGAACTAATGGGTGACAACCCCAGCCTGGTGATTGTTGATAACGCCGTGGATGTGACCCACGAGTCGGGTGACGAGTTCTCCAGTCTGCGTTCTCTGATGCGTGAGGTGAAGTGGTGGGCTCGTGACACGGGTGCAGCGTTCCTGATCCTGCACCACACGAGTGAGGGATATGATGGTAACCCGTGTCCTCCGCGTGCAGCGTTGCATGGGAAGATTGCCCAGGTGCCGTCGTTGATTGTGACTCTCTCATCGGAGCAGCCTGGTTTGATGGCTGCTGCTGCCGTGAAGAACCGTTACGGTCCCGCTGACGCGACTGGTCGTAGTGCCTTGTGGATGGATTATTTTCCGACGAACATGCAACTGAAAGACCTTGACTCGTGAGTAGACAGGGATATTTCACTCACGCCAAACGCGACAAGACCTGCCCATCCTGCAAGAAAAACATACACGCAGGCACAATCATTGGAATAAGTTTCCTCACCCCCAGGGAAAAACGCAAGTGGCTATGCCAACCATGCGCTGAGTCCGAGATGAGTGTCCGATGAGTTCCGCCAACAAGCGTAAAGGCTCACGGTGGGAAACCGACCTGGAAGAATACTACAACCAGTCAGGGCTACGTGCCCGTCGTCTACCCCGTGCCGGTAGCAAAGACATCGGTGATGTCGCTATCGAACTGAAGAACGGTCACGTTGTCGTGGTGGAAGCCAAGAACGTACGCGCCAACAAGGTAGCGGAATGGTTGGCTGAAGCGGACGTGGAGGCAGAGAACTACACGGCGAAGTATGACTGCCCCACGTATGGTGTGGTGGTGCGGAAGACACCCCAGAAGGGTGCCACTGGTGGTGTCGTGATGATGACGCAAGACACACTACTGAATCTACTCAGGTGGAATGGACTAGCATGATTGAATACCGCTGGCTACAGTTCCGGCATTGGCTCGCATCACGCATCATCGGCTTCCCCATCTACCAAGCCATCGACGCATCCTACGAAGAAGGCCGCAAGTGGGGAAACATGGAAACACTACGAGACTTGGCCGGTCGTGGATGACGAACCCCGCTTCGACATTTGGCCCGTCTTGGAACACTACGGGTGGCAACTACCGCAACCCAGGGGCACCTGGCAGTCAGTCAAATGCCACGCCCACGACGACCATCACGCTTCCTGCCGTGTGTCACATGATGCGGGGAAAGTGAAATGTTTAGCGTGCGACTTCAAGGGCGATGCGATAGACGTTGTACGGCACTACGAAGGAATAGGATACAAGGATGCTGTCGGTAGATGCGAGGAAATCTCTGGACGAAGCGGAACTGGCGTACTTCCGTCAGGTCGGAGACATAGCCGACTATCTTCTAGGTCGGGGGATAAACGGCGAAGCCGCTCTTACACACCACCTCGGCTACGTCAAAGAACCGATGGTCGGTGACGACGAGATGCGAGGCAGACTCGCAATACCATACCTGACACCCACGGGTGCTGTTGATATTCGTTTCCGTTCCGTGCACCCCGACGACTCACCCAAGTACCTGTCCCGTGCCGGGTCACAGCAGCACATCTACAACGTGCTTGCGTTCCAGGAAGACTCCGATGTTATCTGCGTGTGCGAGGGGGAACTGGACACGATCATCGTGAACACGGTGGTGGGTATCCCAGCGGTCGGTATGCCTGGTGCTAACGGTTGGAAGAACTGGTATGCCCGTGCGTTCGCGGACTATCGGAAGGTGTTCGTGTTGACGGATGGTGACCAGGCCGGTAGGGAAATGGGTAAGAAGATCATGCAGGCTATTGATGTGGCTGTCGTGGTTCCGATGCCTGAAGGTTTGGACGCTAACGAAGTCTACCTCCAAGAAGGGGCAGACGGTATCAGGAAAAGGGTTGGGTTGTGAGTTCTGATTTCTACTGGCTAGGTGCCCTCATCCTGGGGGCGATGATCTCGGGGTGGGCGCTTGCCGCTTTCGTGGTGTGGATCGTGACGGAGTGGGACGAGTACAAGTGGCGTCGTCGCCTGTCACGTATTGAGTTTGAGGAGACGGAGTTGTTTCGTGAATGATGACACAGGAAGATTGGATCAGTCTCCTTCGTTTTCTGCAGCAGAGTGGCTTGGCTATAGAGTCACAAGACCGCAAGACGGGGAAAATAACATTGGCAGTATACCCATTGCCCCGGCACAACACGCCAGGTACGGCATAACTGTAGACGAACTGGCCCAGGCGCAGCGCAGGTTCACTAACTATGCCCGCCTGCGTCTCACTGGTGTCGGCAAACGGGACTATGACCACGGTGGCAAGCAGGCATTTGAGGACATGGGTTTGCACCGTTTGATTGACGAGTTACGTGACGAAGTTGCGGACGCAGTGAACTACCTCACCTTCCTGGACATACAGTTGTCTAGGTGGAAACTAGCACTGGAGGAGCAGACGTGAAACGAGTATGGGTCGTGTCAGACCTGCAGGTTCCGTTCCATGATAAACGTGCCGTCGATGCCCTCTCGCAGTGCATTGAAGACATGAAGCAGAAGGACGATCTTGTTATCTCTATCGGTGACGAGATGGAC